AGCGTTTTTTGCGATGGTCGAAAACTGACCACCTGATACTTTTCTATGATTTCTTTACGCGGATCCTATTACTTTCTTTATTACAAAGAATATTATCTATAGTATTAAGAATATTTTCTATTTTAGAACATCTTGTATATAGAACATGGTTATTACGGCTATTTTTTATAACTATTCTCTGTGTGTAGTAATTTGCTGATTGTATTTTAATAAAAAAATCTAGGTATAATCAGTGAAAAAGGGGGTTTTCGCGAGAATTTTTCACCCGACACTCTGACGAATAGATCGTGTCAGTTCGTGCAAGTTGATACAAAGGTAAACATGACTTTACTTGTGCTTCGTGAGCATAGCCACGCAGTTAGGATAGCCTAAGTTAAGTTAGGGTTAGGTTACTACGTGAGTAGGGGCACGCAGCCTAGAGTTGATTCGTGACTAGGGTCATATGATGCAAGTCACGCGAGTTGGAGGGGGTGCGGGTTGACAGAGCGACAGGATTGTCTTTACACATTTGACCCGGGGCGCATAATTTGACAAATTCAGGAAAACATGATAGAGGAGCATAGGAGGGGATTCGGGGGCCCCTCGACTTGACAAATAGAAAATCAAATGCTATATGGGGAGGGGAGGGGTGGGGGGTGTCATACCCACCTTTCTATGGAGCTACCCACCTTTCTATGGGTCAAGTCACGTTGCATACTCAATGATTGGCTGCTAAGATATGAGTATCAACAACGAAAGGAGAAAACATGAACCTACAACCCAGTGAGTTCATCGCCAAAGGATCGCCACATACAGCATGGTCCCTGGCACTGTCGTACGCCTCAGGAACCGCATCTTCGTGCTTGTCGATGTCTCAAAGGGGCCTCACCAGTGGCTTGCAGCCCACACTGGACACCGACACCGACACCGACACCGACACCGACACCCCTACAGACAAGGAGAACAACAATGACAACGACTGAACTTGACCCGCTCATCAAGGCATTCGTCAAAACTTTTGAGGAAGCCAATATCATTACCACCACACACGACCTTACCAGCACGCAGTTTGAGTGCTTCACTCCTGAGTGCCAACGAATCGTGACGGACTCACTCGACATCGAGCCAGGCACTGTCGTCTGTGTCGGCGGCTGGGAAGCAATGCGTGTCGTTGGTAATGGTGACCGCAATGAGTTGGTGTGGGTCGGATTCGACGGTCGTACGTACACCCACGAGGAGTTCGCTGATATTGTTCGTTCGTCTCATGATGTCGTGCGTGTCGTCCACTATGGGATTATCTGATGAAGAACACCATCGAACTGGCTGCTGAGTTTATCCGCCGCGCTGCATTTGTCGATGCTAACGCGCTACTGAAGGATGAGTGCGGTGTCGAATACAAGAAACCTTCGCAAGTGGAGTATTACACACTGTTCAAGGACCATGATGATTCGAAGGCCGTTAATGAGGCACTAAAGCATGTTGCTGACATACTCGGGTGCATGACGTATATCGAGTATCAAGAGTCCACATCCAGGCTCACGATTGTCGGTGAAGAGATGGCAGTCAACACCGTTAGGCAAGTGTGGCAGACAGCCCTCAAAAACTACACGTCGACGCTGAATGAGCGGGTGTCGAAGGCCTCTATAAAAAGCCGAGAAGGGTCCAGGAAGTGGTCGGATGACTATATCCTTGGTTTCTTTGAGGGCCTTACTGCCCGGCACTCGTATGCCCACCCGATGATTCTTGGACTGCTTGATGGTTTGAAAGAATATAAAAGATGACTGACGTTGATAAGCTGCTTGAGGGTATTTCTACCTTGGTGCGCAGCGAGTTTGAGGATAGTCCGAAGTTGAGTGGGACTCAGTTTCAGATTCTCGATACGGATTTGAATGCCGCTGTCGTTGATGCCACGAGCTTTTCTTCTGGTGTATTGATGAATATGGGCGGCTGGGAGGTCTTTTGCTTCACTAATAGTAAGTTTGAGAGGTGTTGGATTTCCTTTAATGGTGAGATTTATAATGACTACGAGTTTGCGGAACTTGCTCGCAAGTGCAATGGAAAGGTGATGGTGATTCATGGAGGCCTGTGAGTTTAAGAGGCTGAAGTTTGAGCCTTACATTATCGAATACAATCTGAATGAGAGTTGAAATGTTGGATGCACTGTACGCTGTGTGGGACTTGGACTGTGATGACCCTGGCATCATTGGTCTTTTTGAAACCAAAGATGAGGCTGACGCTCATGCGGCATATGTGACACATAAGTATTGCCGTGCAATGACTGTTGTCGAATATCTTGCAAAGGAGAATGAAAACAAATGAATCGTTAGCTGGTTGCCGTTACAGGTGCGCTCATGCTATCTCTTGGGGCTTGTAATCCGGCCCAGACGGCCTCGTACAACCTGAGCAACGACAGTGATAACTTCCGCGTGATGCGCAGGGTTGTCTTTGTCAACGGCATCACCGATAAGTACCTTCTCAGCATTGAGGGTTTGTGCTCGATCACGAAGGATAAGGAGGATGCTCAGCTTGAGGTCACCTGTAAGACGGGTGATGGAAAGTACAAGAAGCATTATCTGGGTATCTCAGATAACGTCACCTACTTTGTGGAGCAGATGGATCCTGCATCTGTGAACACTTATCACTATAAGGTGCAGTTCCGTCCTGAAGAGCTGGTGCCTGATATCGATGTACAGGTCAGTGAGCTGCCCTGTTCTGATCGATACAGAGGGTAATAGGTGATTACTGATTGGAAGGAGAAAAACAATGAGCAACCAGGAATACATTGATACCTTTGATGAGGTGCGAGAAGGCTACAAGAAGCTGCACACAAAGACCCTCGATAAAGTGAAGATCATGTGTGTAGCGGGTGTCGGTAAGCGAGAAGTTGCAACTATCATGAGTTGTGAAGACTTCAACACCATTACGGACAAGGGCAGTGTCGTTGTCACTGAGAAGCACGGGACATTCCTGAAGGTGACTGACCAGCATTGGGTGACGGTTAACCACTTTGAGGCTGAAGGTATCCGGCATGATGCTGACGTGCTTCTTGCCTTGATCCTGGAACAGGATCACGTCAATGTGTTGATTGATCCAGGTCACGAAGCGTAGTGTTTGTACCAGTGCTATGCTGAATACATAACTGAATAGCCCCCTCAACTCCTTGCAAGCAAGGGACGGTGAGTGTTAAGGGGGCACCACCCCTTGTGGCGGAACAGGAAGACGCGCTCGGCTCAAACCCGGGTTCCAGTAAGGAGTATGAGTTCGACTCTCATCAAGGGGACCACCAAGCACCGGACGATGCTGGATGATTAGGCCTTGTAGCCTGCCTCTGTTGATCAAGAGGCCGTGATCGGGAGGTCACGTGCGGGGTAGCACCCTAGGACTGACAGATTTTTGTATCGTGATTGTGTTCGTCAGTCAACAGCACCTCCCACCACATTGAAAGGAGAAACAACATGAAACTGCGACTGACTGACTACAACGACAACACGTACATGGACACTGCCCTCTCGTGGGCGCTGGTTGATAAGACGGCCTGAGACAGCGCGCCTCTGATCTCAGGAACACGTACTAGGAGGGTTCGTCCTTCCAGGTACGGGCCTTGTGCGGGCTTACAACACGCACAGTGAAGGGGCTGTCGAACATAAGACAGCCACCTCACATTATTACCAACAAAGAGGAAGGAGAAAGAAATGCGACCTTACAGGCAGCATAGCGGCGACGCGGGGTGTGACTTGGAGGTGCCGATCCCATACATCATTTACCCTCATGAGACCATCTTGGTGAAGACAGGCTACACGCCGCAGATGTTCGACATCCCCCGGGATGCTGTCGGCCTTGTCTTTGCCCGCTCGTCGCTGCACAAGAAGGGCTTGATTCTCGCCAATGGTGTCGGTGTGATCGACTCCGGGTATGAGGGTGAGGTTCTTGTGCCACTGCATAACCTGACCGACAGCCCTGTCGTTCTTGAAGAGCACGAGCGCATTGCGCAGATCGTGGTCCTGCGATTAGAAAACCTGTCTAAATTGTACGCTGAGCCTGTCTTGTCCACGAGGAGTCGTGGTAAGGGCGGCTTTGGTTCGACTGGAAAGTGAGAAGAAGTTGAGCATTACTGTTTACTCTAAGCCTCGTTGCCCTCAGTGTGTGGCTACGTACCGCAAGCTGAATGGACTGGGTGCCCCGCACGAGAGTGTGGACGTGTCTGAGGACCCCGAGGCCCTGTCGTTCATTCAGAGCCTCGGGTACAGTCAGGCCCCTGTCGTTGTTGTGAAGGATGCTAAGGGAGCTATCGTGAAGCATTGGTCGGGGTTCCGCCCTGATTTGATCAAGAAGGAGGCTGGCAAGTGAGTAAGATTGAGAACCCTGTGAAGCTGGAAGCTGCACGTGCGCGGATGGCGAATGCGCGAGCGTCGCGAAAGAAGATGGATTACCCGGCTGATGTCGAGGCTCGTCTTGATGATTTTCGAGCGCTTGTGCTTGCGCAATTCATTGATGCGGGCCTGTCGGCGTTCAAGGATGGGCGCAAGGTTGGGGGACACTCGGATCGGTATTTCTACAATAAGCTGGTCCGTGGCAGTCTGAATATCAAGGACATGATCCTGTTGAATGATTACCTGCCTATCGACTGGACGCTTATTTTGAAGGCGATGCGGCGTCCGAAGGATGTTCTGCGGCCTGTCGATACTGAGCCTGCACCTGTTGATGTCATGTTCGCCGATCCGGGTGATGATCCGTTCGCTGCTTTCTTTACTGATGTGGATGGTGTGTGATGGAGCTTAGTCTGCTTGAGTTTGCTAGGGGCATTGGTAGTATTGGGGCTTTTAAGGTCATTAGGCTGCTGGCTCGTGAGGGTTATCTGAAGCGCCGTGGAGGTATTAATGTGCCAACACAGAAGGCTGAGGGTCTGCTTGGTGTGCGTCGGGCTATTACTCGGGGTGGTAAGCGGCCTAGTTATCATTGGCAGACATATGTGACCCCGGAAGGGGAGGAGTTCTTTGCTGATATGATTGAAACGGAACTGAGAGACTTCGGACACTGGGAGTTGAAGAGATGAATTGGGTTGATCTGACTGCTGATCAGAACATGTGGATTGACAACTTTGATGAGGGGCGTGGTGGTAACGCTCTTGATCGGATTGTCTTCCATCACAATGCTGGCAAGGCTATGTCGCATAATGCCGTGTACGCTGCGTTTTCCAACAATGGGACTTCTGCGCATTATAACGTGGATGTCGAGGGCAACATTTGCCAGTTCGTGCACGATAGCGACACCGCTTGGCACTGCCCCGGTGTGAACAAGAAGAGCATCGGCATCGAGCATGCGAATGATGGCGGGGCCGAGTCCGGATGGAATGTTGGCGAGGAGACCATTGACGCCGGCGCCCATCTAGCTGCAGCCCTGTGTCGAGCCTACGGCCTGGGACGTCCTGAGTTGCGGGTCAACATGTTCCCTCACTCGGATTTTTATTCGACTGCTTGCCCGGCTTCCTTGCGTGATAAGTACATGGGCGAGTACATCGACAAGGCACAGCAGTACTACGACGATCTGGATGCTGACCTGCTGAACAAGGAAGGCTGGGTGTCGCAGGACGGCGGCTGGTGGTACCGCAACGCTGATGGCAGCTGGCAGACGGGATGGTTCCCTGTTGCTGGTGCGTGGTACTACGCTAACGAGAAGGGCTGGATTCAGGCTGGCTGGCAGCACATTGATGGCAACTGGTACTACCTGCATAACGTCCATGACACTCGTTATGGGCAGATGGAGACCGGCTGGATCAAGGATGGTGAGCACTGGTTCTACCTGAACTCGAAGGGCGAAATGCAGACCGGCTGGATTCAGCTCAAGGGTAAGTGGTATTACCTGGAAGTTAATGGCGCTATGCGTACCGGGTGGCTGTCGTATCAGGGGGACGATTACTTCTTGACTGATACGGGTGCTATGGCTGTCGGCTTGTGTCAGACTCGTCTTGATGGTGGATGCTCGATCTTTGGTGAGGATGGCAAGCTTATCCATGGTCGGATGACAGTTGAGCAGGATGCTGACGGTATTGTGAGGCTTGTCACGCAGCACTGAGTTGAGAATACGGCGGGTTGACAGTTATCCTTGTAGCTGTCAACCCGTCAACATATAAGGAGGAAAAACAATGAAGAAGATCATCGCAGCCGCCGCCGGTGTTGCCATGCTCGTGGCTGCGCCTGTCGCCGCCTATGCCGCCACCGACACGACACCGGCCATGACCGCCACAGTCACCTCAGCGCAGTCCATGAGCCGACAGACCAGCTCCGAGGTCAACGTGTCTGGCACGTGGGAGACTGAACGTCTTACTGTCGGCCAGTCATTTACCGTTGCATCCGTTGATGGTGGGTTCAAGTGGAACGCTTCGTTTCCTTTCACCCTCGATGACGGGTCTCAGATTGGAGAGTGCACCGCCAATGAGACGACACTGACCTGCAAGGTCAGCGTCGTCCCTGCTGCCTACGTCAACAAGAAGGATGTGAAGGGTACCTGGTGGGCGCGTGCTCGCCTTCAGGATGCTGCTGTCGGCACGACCGAGGGAAAGATCAGCCTGAATGGTGAGGTTATAAAGACCCTTGTGTGGGGCGACAAGGACGCCACAGGCGTGTGCAGCAATGATTGTTCTGGACCGGCACATTACGAATATGCCACGCCTGAGAACCTGAAGTTTGGGTGGACCAACAGTAATGGCACTGTTGGGTGGGGCATTAAGTTCATTGTCGAGCCTGGCACAGAGTACACCGTCAAGGACCTCGACACCAAGCTCAACACCGACGTGAAGTGCGCAAAGTCGGGGACTTGGGACCCCAAGACGACAGCGTTCATCACGGCCATTCCGGTGGATGCCAACACGATCAAGTTCACTGCCCCCGAAGGCGCAAAGGTGTGCATGGTCTACCCACCTGAGCAGGTTCGTGTTCCTGATGGTCAGACTAGTGTCACCAACCATGCCGAGGTGAACGGTGTGAAGCTGGAAGCAACGGCGACCGTCAAGGCTAATGGCGGTGCTGATGGTGACGGTACGGCCATGACGAAGCCGAAGCCTTCTCCGGTGCCGACCCCTGATGTGAACATGCCGACCCCTGCTCCGGTTCCTTCGCCGAAGCCGAAGCCGTCTGATAAGCCTCAGTCTGATGTGACCCCTGCCCCTGTCGAGACGACGCTGGTTCCTGTGCCGTCCGTGTCCCCGTCCGCTCCTGCGCCTGTCGAGAAGCCACAGGGCGCGCAGGGTGGAACGCAGGGTAAGCTCGCTAAGACGGGCGCTACGCCTGCTGGCCTGATTGGTACAGGCATCCTCGTGGCGGGCAGTGTCGTCCTGGCTGTCGCACGCTACAAGCGCCGCTGAGAACTAAACAAAAAGCCCTGGATGCTACTCAAGTGTCCAGGGCTTTTTGCATGCCCACGTTTTGTATAATGTGAATAAGGAGGTTTAGAGATGAAGAATGAAGTTCTGACCATTGATCGTACGAAGTGGACGGCACTCACCCCTGAGCGTCGTAAGGCTCTCTATGGTCTGTTTGCTGCCATCGGCATGGTTGGTGTCGCCTACGGCGGTTGGACCGCTGAGAACTGGGAGCAGTGGTCTACGGTTGCTCAGCAGATCCTGTCCGTGATTGGCCTGCTCGTCGCGACTGTTCATACGGGTGGTACCTATTTGGCGCCTGCCTATGGGACGGTTGACGACGGCAACTAACAAGATGTGGCCCTGTCGCTTAGGTGGCGGGGCCACCTTACTATTCACAATTATTTAAGGAGTTGAACAATGCCTCGCATTGTCGGTAGCGTTAAGACACCCGCGGGTGATCACGTGATGATCAGCCTGTACATAACGCCTAAGCCTAACCCTGTCGGATCGAACAATCCTGCTACGGACATCCTGGTTGGTGGCTACGCTGTGCAGAACACGTTGCAGCCTGTCTCAATTGACCTTGAGCCGGGCACGTACGACGTGCGTATCACAGGGCCCGGTGGCGTCATCATGGAGAAGGAGATTGGACTCGCGGCTGACCAGGAGGTGTCGCTGAGCGCGCTGGTAGGGTCCACACCTGTTGTGCCTGCCCCGCTCGCCCCTGTCGTTAACATCAACGTGACGAGGCCAGAGATTCGTGTGGTGGCCTCCAAGGCTGAAGCCGAGGCGCTGCCTGTTGGCGCGTACTACTTCCTCATTGACCACCCCACATCGACACCGACGCTGATTGCTCACGTGGGCGGCCAGTACACGGGCGACACGGGCACGGTTACTGTCGATGGGCAGGCCGGGGACACGGTGATCGTTGGCATCAACGTGAAGGCTCAGACGGATCAGGCGTTCACCTGGCCTGCTGGCTGGACTGTGCTTGTCGAACCCTACTGGGTCGGCACTCAGCAGTCTACGATTGCTTACGGCCCATGGTCTGAGTCCATCACCTTGAAGACAGCCAAGGCTGTCGAGGCAGGATATGTGGCCCTGTCGGTGCGCGGTGGTGGCACGCCTACGGTGGGTAGCACGAAGGATCGGACGAAAGAGCCGAAAGAGACTGTAACGGTCACGGCCCCGAAGAGGGCGGGCACGGGTCTTGTGTTCGCGTACGCGTTCGAGCGCACGGCGGCCGATGAGGCTCGTAGCCAGATCACGCTGAGTGAGGGTTGGGAGCTTGTTGACTTTGCGGCTCAGTCTGACACTAACTTCCAGACGGTGGCGGTTGCCCAGGGCAAGGGTGACACGGATGCGGTGTTTACGTACCCGAATGCTCAGGCGACGAATGGTCTTGGTGTTCAGGTGGTGGTCCCGAATGCCTGATCTGTGGTTGCGTCACGCTGGTGGTGACGTTCGTGGCACGATGTGGGTTCGTGATTCCGGCGGGGATAGGTGGGTGGCTGGCACCCGCAGGGTGTCGAAGCCTGCTCCTGCTCCTACTGGCTCTGTCGTTGATCGTTTCCTGGCCTCTAAGCCGTTCTACGTGGCGCACAGGCTCGGCGGTACCGAGTACCCGGAGTTCACTCAAAAGGGCCTTACAGAGTCATTGAGGGCCGGATTCAAGGCCTTGGAGCTGTCGGTGCGCCGCTGTTCAACCGGCGAGTTTGTTCTGATCCACGATTGGGTGACGACCCGTACAGTGCCGGGTACGGACTACCAGATTTGGAACACCCCCTGGTCTGTGCTCTCGGGCTTGCAGCAGGCATCTGGAGGCTTCATGCGCCTGACTGATGTTGTCAACCAGGTTGGTAGTGACATTGTGCTGGCTATTGACCATAAGGTTACGTCTAGTAAGCCAACTGGTTCGCAAGGGGATATGGACTCTGAGAAGGAGTTGTTCGATTATCTTGATACCATTCCAAATGCTAAAGATCGAGTGCTCATCAAGCAGTTTGCGAAGGGTGGTGTCGCTGACCGTGCGAAGGCGAAGGGGTACAAGAGCATGTGCATGATGTACCCGAATGAGGTTGCCGGTGCGGACCTGTCGCTCTTCGATGTGCTCGGCATGGAGTGGAATGCCGAGCAGGGTGTGTGGGACACTCTCAAGGCAACGGGCAAGCCTTTGATTGCACACATCATTACGACTCAGCAACAGGCTGATATAGCCCTCGCCAGGGGCGCTACAGGCTTGATGGCGTCGGTGCCCAGTGTCGTTCATCCGTGATTGTAATGGCCGCCCTGCTAAATGATGCGGGGCGGTCATTTATACTATTACTATGAATAGGATATTGGATACGATGAAAGAGCCCCGTTTAGTAACAGCGGTTATGGTGGTGGTCTATTGGCTTATCGCCATTACTGGCACGTTGTTTCTTTTGCGCGTAGGCAGCCTGTCGTGGGTGGTTATTGTGGCCGGTGCGATCATGCTGGTGTCGGGCCTTCTTGGTGCCCCCTCTGCTTGGAGGGGGAGCTGGTGGCTAGAGGGGCCGGCGGCGCTGTTAGCTGTTGTCGGGATGCTGCTGATTTCGATTGATGAGTTGCTGCTGCCAACGGCCCATGTCAGGTGGCCTTTGCATGTTATTATTTTATCGGTAATTATAGGCCTGTTATTCTTGGGCAGGGCGTTGTGGGTATGGCCTTACTCGTATCGTCCCGGTGTCTTGCCAAAGACAGAACTGGAAAAGGCTAAAGAGAAGTACACAAGGACCCGCAAGGAGTACTTGGCGGCCATCAACAGCTAGGAGCACCGTTGAATACTGCAATCGTTGGGATAGCGTGCTCTGGTGCAACACTTCTCATCAAGACCATTATCGATCTCTGCGTCAAGCGTTACGAGAAGGCGCAGGAGATTAAAGAGGCACGAGAAGATCTCGAAGCTGAGTTGCGCACGCAGGCGTTCCTGTGGAGGGAACATGCATATGCTGTGCGTGTCGCGGCTGTGAAAGCTGGTGTGAGGGTAGAGGACCTGCCTTCTGTTCCGAGGGAGGATTGATGACATTTCTTATCGGTGTGTTTGTTGGCTTGATTGTTGGCATAACTGGCATGTATGCATACCTGGATCATAAGTTCCAGAAGACTATCGAGGGGGTTATTCGTGAGTTCAATGAGCGAATCTCGGACGCTTTTGACGAGTGATGACCCAGAAGTGAAGGGGCGGCGAGATGCCGCCTTGTCGTTGCTGAAGCGTGGCGCTGATCGTAACAAGATCATTGAGGCGACAGGCTTTACGTCGGACGAGCTGTTCATTATCGAGCAGGCATATTATGACAGCCGACAGGAACTCTCACCTCGCAACATGCGCATCAAGCAGCTTGACCGTCTTGATGCGCTTGTTGACATGGCCTACTCGCAGATTGAGACGTTCGGTCTTGCTGATGATAAGGGCAATTGGGGTGCGAACCTTCAGGGTCTTCTTGCGGTCCTGCGTGAAATCTCTGAGGTTGCCAACCTGAAGCGACAGACCGTGACACATGAGATTCGGGTGATCGAGGAGAAGCAGGTAGCAGTCATGCTGTCGTTCACCAACCAGGTGCTCGAAGAGTACACGGCACTTGTGTATCCTCATTTGTCCACTGAGGCGAAGCGCGCCCTGGAGACGAACAAGGCTGACTGGTTCTCTCAGGCTGTGAATAAGCCTGCGGCATTGCTTGAAGCTACTGTCGAGATGGAGGGTGACTGATGCTGCCTTTCGGTGCTGTCGCTAAGAAGTTCTCTGACGCTCAGCGCCTTGAAGTGTGGCGCAACAACCCCGCTAAGTGGGCAGAGGATCATGGCCTGTTCATGTGGTCTAAGCAGATTGAGGTTTCACAGTCTGTAGTCGATCACCAGAAAACCCTTGTGGTTACTGGCAATGGAGTAGGCAAGGATTTTCGGTTAACCGAAAAATTGCCTACTCCTACTGGATGGACCACTATCGGTGAGGTTAAGGTTGGTGATTATGTTTTTGATGAATACGGTCGTCCAACTAAGGTAACAGGCAAGTCACAGATTTGGAACCACGACCTCGTGAAGGTCATATTCAATGACGGTGCAGAGTTTATCTGTTCACCTAACCACGAATGGGTGACACTTGACTTTAATGAGGCTGGGCGAGCACGTAAGCGTATTGATGGTGACTGGCGTAATGGTTGGTCTTATGGTCATACCCGTGAGACGCGGGAGATTATGTCGTCACTGCGTCATGGCAAGCAAAACCAGGCTAACCACTATGTTCCGATCAATGCGCCCATTGTCGGACAAGTGGCTGATCTGCTGATCGACCCTTACGTGCTTGGTGTGTGGCTTGGGGATGGTCACTCAGCTAATCCCTGCATTACGATCGGTGAGCGAAAGCAGCATATTCCTGAAGAATTTAATCTTCGTGGTGTTGCACTAACTACATATAAGGTCAATCCGAATAAAGCACCTTTGTACGGGTTCACCCATCAGGGTTACAAGGCTAAGCTGCGTGAGCTTGGTGTTCTGAACAACAAGCACATTCCGCAGGTGTACCTGCGTGCGTCTATCGAGCAGAGGATCGATCTTCTGCGCGGCCTCATGGACACCGATGGTTTCAACTCCTGGACTAAAGCAAGCACTTGTGTCGGCATTGACCTCATGAATGAGCAGTTGGCACTCGGTGTTGCCGAGCTGGTTCGTTCCCTTGGTGTGCGCTGCTCTGTGTCGAAGGAACGGACATACCTGAATGGTGAAGATGCTGGCCCTCGTTGGCGTATGGTGTTCAACCCTACGTTTGACCCATTCACACCCGGCTCGGTTAAGAGCTTGGAGCGGCCAGAACAGGATGCTCAGGCTTCGCGTAAGACTGTCCGTACCATCGTCAATGTCGTGCCGGTGCCCACTGAGCCAACTCAGTGTATCGAAGTGGACTCTGAGAGCCACATGTACCTGGTTGGTGAACACATGGTGCCCACCCACAACAGCCGACTCTCAGCTACCCTTGTCAATTGGTGGGTGGACACCCATCCTGTCGATGACACGACAGTCGTCACCACGGCAACTAACTGGAAACAGGTTCGTAACGTCTTGTGGAAAGAGATTCCTCGTGTCAAGGCTGATGCCGGTATTGGTGGCAAGGTTAACGCGGATGCGACATGGAAGATGGGCGACCGACAAGACCCTATCGCTTTCGGTATGAAGCCGGACGATAAGGACGAGTCCGGCTTCCAGGGTGTCCACGACCAGTACGTGCTCGTCATCATGGATGAGGCTGGAGGTATCTCCAAGGAAATCTTCACCGCAGCCGACGCCATCACGACGAACAAGTTTGCACGCATCCTGGCCATTGCTAACCCGAATGACCCATCGTGCTACATGGCTGAGGTGTATAAGCGGGAGATGCGCCTGAAGCCAGAGGAACGCTCGTGGAACATCATCCAGTTCGGAGCATACGACACGCCTAACTTCACGGGCGAAGTCGTACCCGTCGAAGTCGCGACTCGTCTTGTGCAGGTTGACTGGGTTGAGGCGCGTAAGAAGGAATGGGGCGAGGATGACCCCCGCTTTGTCGCACGTGTCCTTGGCGAGTTCCCTGACGTGTCTGACGACGGCCTGTTCAACATGGGGCGCGTCATGCAGTCCATGGAAGCCTACGACACCTCCGAGCCGGATGAGGGCATGCCGATCACGATTGGTGTTGATGTGGCCCGGTACGGTTCCGACAGTTCCGTGATCGTGTCGAACCAGGGCGGCTACATCAGGATTCATGGCCGGTATCAGGGCTTGAATGGTCCTGAGCTTGCACGCAAGGTCGGCGAACTGGCCGTGGAGATGGGGGCCGTCGAGATTCGTATTGACGCTATTGGTGTCGGTGCATCAGTGCTCGACAGCATCGACAACTTCGTTCCGCCAACCATTTCCGTCGTCGGCATTCACGGTAACGCGAAGTCAGGGGACTCCACGAAGTGGTACAACTACCGTGCAGCCATGTACGACCAGTTTGCCAAGGCTGTCGCTGATGGAAGGGTGTATCTTCCTGACGACGACGAGCTGCATAACGAGATTGCATCGATCAAATATGAGTACCGTGGGTCCGCGCTGCTCATTGAGTCGAAAGAGAATATGCGTAAGCGTGGCATTAAGTCCCCTGACGTTCTTGATGCTGTTATTTATGCATACCAAAACATTGGCGCAATTATGGCAGGTGACTCCGAGGGACAATACTTTTCACCGGATGATTTGTTGGATGCCAATGACTTTACAGACTTCATGTTTGAGGATGAATTGGCTTACTTTATTGCGTGATAGGCTTAGTTTATGAAGTACGAGCAGAAACTTATCGAGGCTTTGGGGGCTTATTCTGAGTCCCTTGCCCGCCTTCGACAGGAGGACATCGGCTGGGTGTCGTTGTCTGCTGTTGAGGGTGCTGACTCGCTTATTACTCTTGATGTTATCCGGGATCATTCCGCACGCGCACGTCGCTTGGCTACACTGAATCCGATTGTCAAGCGTGGCCTTGTCGTCCGCAACGCCTACATGTGGTCCGACCCGGTTGTGTATAAGGGTGCGACAAGGCCTGCACGTAAGGTGATCGACGAGAACACTAAGGCGTGCTTCAGTGTGCAGGCCCGTGTCCGTGATGAGCAGGCTTTCAACACGGACGGCTGCGTTATCTACCTTGTCGATAAGACGACGAAGACGGTCACGCCTATCCCCTTGATGCGTCTTGGTGGTGTTGCCACTGATGATGTGACCGGGGATGTCGTTGCGCTGCTCATTAATCCGGCGTCTACGGGGGACCCTCAGTGGTACATGCTGTGGGATCGCACGGGCGTGACGATTAATGCTGCGAACTACAAGGTGAACCGTCGTCTGACTGCTGTGTATGCGACGGTAAACCGGCTAAGTGCTGAGCATTACGGCAAGCCGGACCTTATGGGTGCGTTAAATTATGCTCAGGCTTACAAGGAGCATTTGGAAATTGCACGCATGATGCAGAAGTCCTTGTCGCGTCTGGCTTTCAAGGCGAAGTCCGTGAATGCCAAGCAGCAGCAGGCCGTGACGGCTCGTATGGCTGGCATGGGTGTGGGAGGCACAGCGTCTATTGGGGCTGGGCAGGACATTCAGGCGATTACGAAGGCTGGTGCTGGTGTCGATTTCTCTGCTGGCACGCCTCTTGCGGCTATGGTGTCGGCTGCTCTCGATATCCCTTTGTCGGTGTTGCTGACGGACGGCTCTGCTGGTGGACGACAGGGCGCTGAGACTGCTCTGGAAGACCCGACCTTCAAGGCGTTGGAGCTTCGTCGTCAGCTTCATATCGACATGCTTAATGAGGTTGCGCAGGCTCTTGGCATTAAGATCAACGTCGAGTACGGTTCGATCAACAATGATCAAACCCATCGACGTATTCAGTCTCTGACGCTTGCGTATCAGAATGGCGCGTTGCATCAGGTTGAAATGCGCTCCGGTGTATTGCAGTTGTTGAAGATTGCAGGCTCTTTGCCTTTGGAGGATTTGCCTGAGCTGCCTTCTGAAGATGAGGGCAAGGAAGACTCGACATCGACAAAGAGTGATGACGAGACCAAGGACGGGCGTGCGACAGGTGTCGGACCCCTGTCGGACGGAACAAACGACAATAGAAATAGGGGGACCGATGCATAAGCTGCATGAGTCTTTCTCACCGGAGGCTAGTTCTCTGGGTGATGGGAAGTATCGGATTCGCATTATCGCGCCGGGTCAGGGTTCGAGTGGTATTTACACTGCTGAGAACTTGGCTGAGTCTGCGCCTTTGTTCAAGGCTGGCACTGAGATGTTCATTGACCATCCGACAGAATCTGAGGAGTGGGAGCGCCCGGAGCGTTCTATTCGTGACTATGCTGGTGTCTTCTTGGAGGATGCTTCTGTCGGAGAAGATGGCGCACTCTATACGGTGTGCAAAGTCTTTTCGGGTGTGAATGATCTAATCAAGGATAAGTGGGAGCATATTGGTGTTTCCATTAATGCCTGGTGTGCTGACCCTATTAGCGAGAATGGGATTGTTCCGCCTGTTGCTGGTGTGCGTTCGGTTGACTTTGTGACTACTCCGGGTGCAGGTGGTGCTATTGTCGATCTGCTAGAATCTAATCGAAACGACAATTACGTTAAGGAGGCGGGCATGGACAAGGAGATCGAGTCCAAGTTCGACGAGCTGAAGGGCGAGATTGCTTCTGTTATTGAAGCTCTCGGTTCTAAGCTCGAAGCTGCTATGGCTACTATTCAGGAGGCCAAGGCAGAAGAGCCTACCGAAGAGGCATCTGTCGATGTTGATTCGGTTCTTGAGGCTGGCCGCAAGATTGCTGAGTCTGGTTTGCCGGAGGCTGCCATCGTGCGTGTTCGTGAGGCCGTGAAGGCTGGTGCGGATGTTGATTCCGCTTTGGAGTCTGAGCGTGCTTATCTGAAGGAGGCTGTGGCGGCTACTGCTACCCCGGTTGACGACAAGCCTGTCAATACTTTCAAGAAGATCGGTTGGTGATCACTATGGCGGTTATGCCTATTAAGGTTCCGGTTGTCAAGGACAATCAGATTTTCGAGTACTCGGATACTCTTTCTCTGCCTGTCGATGCAACACAGGCTCATCTTGAGCCGGGTGATGTCGTTGTCATTAATAAGACGAACGGCATTGCTGGCATTCTTCAGTCGAAGGTTCGCCCCACGACTACTGAGCCTGAGAAGACTCTCGGTGAGGTCCTGACTGCTCCGACCTATGGCCTGAACGGCCCCGGCTACGCCTCTGTGCGTGTCGCTGGTGGTGTGTTCGAGCTGACCGGCAAGGTCACTGCTGATGCCAAGGCCGGTGACCCTGTGTACGTGAAGGCTGCGACGGGTGCTGGCACCAAGCCTGTTGTGACGACCGTCAAGACGGGTGCGGATGTCATTATTGGCTGGCTGAAGGAGCCGGTGTCGTCCGCTTCTGTCGATCAGAAGATGCAGGTTGTCCTTGCGCCTGCAAAGACCGCCTGATAGGAGGCAATTAAAGTGCGTTTCAAGAACCAGGAAGACTTCAATACTCAGTTGGCTGAGGCCCTTGCAGGTGACCGTCTTGCACAGGCTCGCCTGAAGGAAGCCATCACCTCTGACCAGCTCCCGCACATGTTCGTGACAGCCGCGAACGTGCGCTTCCAGGAGTACTTCGACTCCTACAACACCCTATGGGGCAATATTGCGACGAAGGAGCTGCTGACGGATTTCCGTCCGGCTTCGCTGCTGTCGCTGAAGCCTGACTCCGCGACTGTGCCCGTCGACAACGGGGGCTACAAGCACCCTGTCGGCACGTTGCCTCATGTCCCTGAACTCACCCCCTACCCCACCATGTCGTACCAGGCAGAGGGTGCGTTTATCACCACCAGCAAGCATGGTGCTCGTATCCAGTTCTCCTTCGAGTCGTTCATCAACGACGAGTGGAATGTGATTGCGCGTTTCCCGAAGGATGCTGCGACACTTGCTGCTCGCACGGAGGACCTGCTGGTTCTGCTTCAGATTTTCGATCCGGTCACGAAGTCTCTTCGTGCTGACGTGTTTAATGACGCCAACAAGACGAAGGCTGACTTCACGACCGTTCCGGACGAGTTCACTGGTGGCACGGGCGCTGGCGGTGTCGGTGGCGTGAAGAACGCGGCTCTGTCGTTCGACGCCATTGTGGCCGCACGCTATCAGGCTCTTGCGACCATTCGTGATGGCCACTCCACGTACGTGCCTGAAGGCTTCGTGCTGGTGACCAACCCGGCTCTGGCCGAGGTCGCCAAGAACTACACCCTCATCAATGAGATTCGTACGCAGGTTGGCAAGCGCACGGAGATTAAGGCGAATCCGCTGAAGGGTCTGGAGGTGCTTTCCTCTGACCTCATCTCGGTTGTCGGTGGTGAGAAGGCGTGGGTCCTCTTGCCGAAGGGTGGTCGTGCCAATGGCAAGACTGTCTTGGCCAAGACGGGTATGATGGGTCGTGAGGCTCCTGAGCTTCGCATCCATAACAAGACCGGCCAGATGCTCGGCGGCGGGGATGTGAACCCGTACGAGGGCAGCTTCGACAACGATGACATTGAGATTCGTATTCGTCAGATTGCCGGTGCGGGCTTGGTCCGCTATGATGGCATTATCGGGTCTACGGGCCTGAACTCCTGACGGATTGATTGAACCCCCTATGGCTTTTGCTGTAGGGGGTTCAGTTATACTTAGATCATGATTGACTACACTTCTCCTATTGGCCAGGTAAGGGTCCTTATTCCTGACTTGCGTAAGTTGGAGGACTTGCGGGACCTTCGCAATGAGCCTCGCTATTTGTTTACGGATGATGAGATTCTTGCTTTCCTTGCTATTAACAATGGGAATGTGAAGCGGGCCGCTGCTGATGCGTGTGATGCTATTGGCATGGATAAGGCGTTGCAGCTTCTCGTCTTGAAGACTGATGATAAGCAGACAGATGGCGCTAAGCTGCTTGACGCCATCGTGAAGCGTGCGAAGACCTTGCGGGAGCAGGCAAAGGAAGATGACGAGAACAACCTGTCGTTTGATGTCATCATGCCGTCGTACGAGCCTGTTGATTGGGTGGTGAACTTCTAATGGCGCTGTCGATTGAGCCTAATATCCATCCGTTGTTTGTGACTCTTGCGCATTATCCGTTGGAGTTGTTGTCGAATAGCAAGATCAGTGTGTATCCGACTCCGGATTCTGTCGAGCATGAGTGGGACCCTGAGCATGGATTGCATAATCGGGAGAACCTGCCTATCTGGGTTGGGTGGGCGAACGTCACCCCTAACATTGACTGGCGTGCTCGTAATCGCGAGTGGGCTGGTGAAGTGACGGGCGTGCACGCATACCGCATTCAGCTTCTTCATATCGACAAGAATGAGATTGTGAACAGGCAGCTGTGGGGTGATCCTGAGATGCGGGTGTCGTTTGGAGAGGGTATGCGTGTGGTGATTAATGAGTCTCCTGCTGACCACCGACAGAATGGGTTGAAGCTGGTTGTCCGTAACGCCGTGTTTGACTCGTTGCCGTGGCAGCCGACGCTGTTGTGTGACTTTGAGACGGGGGATACTAATGCCCAGAACTAAGAAGGTTGTCCGCTTTGATGGGCGTGTCGCTGGCATTAAGGTCACTGTCGAGTCTGACCGGTATGGTGTCGCCGCTCGTGCGAAGAAGAAGATCATCGATGCTGCGTGGAAGCGTGTGAATGAGGCTGCTCAGGCTGCTGCTGTCGCTTCCACTGAGTATGGCCGGGCGCTGATCGATACGGATCCTCGGCGTGTCGATACAGGCTATATGCGCGATACGTTCAGTGTCGATGCGTCTAAGGGCGGTAAGGTCGTGGAGATCGGTTGGCATAAGTGGGCGCGCGAGAAACCCTACTACTCATGGCAGGAGAATGGTACTCAGGGTAATAGGACGACAGGGTACTTGCGATCTGGTTTGCGTGCCAAGGCGAAGAAGTCTGCGGGTAAGGGTATTACTCCGGCGAAGTACCTGCCTCGTGTGACGAAGGTGTTCCGTGAAGAGTTTTATGGGAGGTTGAAGTGAGGGATCGTACTCTTGAGTTTGACAGGGCTTGTCTTGATCTATTGCGGGGCATCCGGGATATTGAGGTCTTTGATTCTTTTGCTCGTGATGCGAAGAAGCCTTTGTATGTTGTGTACCACGGTGGGGCGGAAATTAACCGCTACTTGAACTCGTATCTGTCGATGGCAGGGCACACTCAGGATGTGTATGAGCATCCTTTTTATGTGGATGTTTATGCTGAGAATAAGGAAATGCTCAACCGGCTGGTGTCGGTTGTGAAGGAAAAGCTCATTGGTGCTGTGTTGATTGACGGGTCGAATGAGGTGAACATTGCAGCTTCTGTCGGTTCGACGGCGGATCATGATTCGACATTGCGGCCTACTGTTTATCAGCGGCATATGAGTTTCTACGTAAACCTGGATAGGGGGGATTGATATGCGAGTACGGAATATCCACACGGGTATTGTGTGCGAGAAGTCTAAGGACATGCTGTCGGTATTGCCCGATATGTATGAGCCTGTTGATGACGATACGCCCATGACACAGCCTAAGTGCTGTGGTGCGGATGATATCATTGATATTGACAATACGACGGATCAGGAGGACTGATTATGCCCAAGATGCTTTCTCCGAATACCACTATTTGGTGGATTTCGGCTGACAGTGTTACCAACGTGGGTGACCTTTTTAAGGTTGCCACTTACACGGGTGCCTCGGCTAAGGCCGTGGACATTTCGTGTGCCATTGCGGCTGGCATGACGCTGGGTGCGACCGACAGCGACACGGATGATTCGCGTTCCATTTGCGATAGTGGAAACGCCAAGACCCCCACGGTGTCGAACTACGAGGCTTCTCTGACGTTCTTCCGTGAGGCGATTGCATCCGGTCAGAAGGCAGCGGGTAACACGAGCGTCTACGACAAGGCGTTCCAGCTTTTCAAGCGGGGCGTCCTTGATGGCCTGAACGAGGGCTACCTTGCTCAGCGTATCGGCTTTCGACAGGGTACTCCTGTCGAGGCTGGCATGGAGATCAGCGTGTTCAAGGTTGTCGCAGACAACCCGAAGGACGAACTCGGAGACGGCGACAAGCCGATCCAGTTCACAGTTCCATTCCTGCCACAGGGCTACATGGAACTGAATAAGGCCATCGCGGCCTGATAGAATACCCCCGTACCTCCGAGGTACGGGGGTATTCTCATATCTGATTGGAGTAGACACACCATGCCCTTTGAACTGTCTAAGATCATCTCTTCTATCAAGCCCACTGTAAAGGCCATCGACGTACCATTGAACACTGAGGATGCTGAAAAGCTAGTGGAGCTGACGGAGATTGCAAAGACTGCACAACTGCAAGAAGCGCCTTATTCTCGGTCGATTACTGACACCACGCCCGGTGTCGAATTGGCCGAGAAGATTGAGGAGCTGCATAAGCAGACGATCACTCTTCGTCTTCGTGCGCTGTCGAACAAGGAGCTACAGGTCCTCAAGCGCCGCGTGTGGACGGATCCTGTCTTTTCAACGAAGAACAAGTCTGCTGACGAGAAGGCTGTTCTTGAAGTCGAGCGCGAGGATCGACTGATGGAGTACATCATTGCTCACGCCTGTGTCGAAGTCATTGACAACTCGACTGGTGAGTCTCAGAAAGGTCTGTCGGACGAAGAGGCTGCTGAGCTTCGTGGCGCGCTTCCTGAGTTCTTGTGGCAGCAGATTTGCACCACGTGGAATGACGCTCAGACGCTGGGTGTCATGGTGTCGGAGGCGATCAGTGACCCCACGTTTCGTGGGGACGGAGCTGTCGAAGCAGGAGAATCAGTGGATGCTCTTGCTTCTGAAGACAGCGAGGGCTGAAGGTAAGCCACCGACACTGTTTATTGGTGCACAGGGTATGTTTGCTCGCACCTTGCCTGTGTGGTTTGGCGATGACAAGGACTATGAGTCGATTCCTCAAACTGAATACACACCACTTGATCTGGCTTTGTGCGCTGGCTATCAGTATTACCTCGACAGCCTGTGTAACAAATGTGGAACACCTTTGTGGTATGGGCGCAGTGAGCATTCATCCATTGAGTTCCATGTTGAGCACTCAACGTGCTATTCATGTGCTGAGCTTGAGACGTATCGGGAGAAGCAGAGGGATTCAAGACCTGGTGAAAGCACCTACACAGTGATGGATACTGTCGAGTATTCAGACGGCTCAAAGGAGCCGATGCCTTCTCCTTTGGAGGCGTTGGAGTTCGTTAAGTGAGAATTGTCCCTGGTATCATTGAAGTGGTACCGGGGACATTTCTATGTAGGGGTTTAAGACATGAGTGACGAGTCGATCAAGATTGACATTGATGTCAATTCTGCAGGGGCTGAAAAGGCTGCGCGGGATATTAGTGCTCTGGAAAAGCAGATCGGCTCTTTGCAGTCTGCTGTTGCTGCATTGAAGGCCCCGTCCGGTCGTGGTGGCTCTGTCCTTGATTCGCTGCAGCTTAATAGTGCCAAGGTCAAGAACATGCGTGAGACGGCGACAGCGTTGAAGTCTGTTGCTGATGGCCTGTCGTCTGTGTCGCGTGCCGGGGACGGCATGACGAAGGTTGACTTGGCGGCGGGTGTTGATAAGGCTGTATCCGCGTACCGTAGGTTTGTGCGCGAAATGCAGGCCAGCAATAAGCTGACGAATGATCACATTCAAAAGCTGAAGGATACTGCTGCTGCGATGCGTGATGTCGCATCAGCGACTAATGCTATGGCGACTGCTGAGGATAAGGCGAAGCGTGCGCAGGCCGCGTTGAACCAGTCACAGGCTCGTAAGACCGAGGCTCAGGCTGAGAAGCTTCGCGCGCAGGCAACAGTGAAGCGCGAGGATAACGCTATCCCATTGCAGCGACAGAAGGGCCGGGACGACCGTAACTTGGTGAAGGCGAAGGGCAATGAGGCTGCTCGTCTTGCCGAAATCCAGGCTGCGACACAGTTGCAGCAGGCCGAGCTGAAGCTTGCTGGCGTGACTGCTAGCGCTGAGGCGAAGCGTGAGGCTGCTGCTGTCGCTGCGTCTGCGCGTATTGCTGCTGCTCGTGAGGCTGAAGCTGGTCGTACGCAGCGTGCCATTATTAAGGAGCAGGGTTCTGGCGAGCGCCAGGCAATGCGCATTAATGCATCTGCAGCGAAGGCTCAGTTGCGTGCGAACGAGCAGGCTATTGAGAACGTTCGTTATGCTGCTCGCGACACGGCGGTGTATTACGGGGCTATTACGGCTGGCCTTGGCACGCTGGTGTCGGCTGCTGTGCAGGCTGGTATTGCTCAGGAGCGTGCATTCGCTGACGTGAAGCGCACGGCCCAGGGTACGACTAATGATTTGAATGAGTTGCGTAGGGCATACACGGATTTGTCTACGCAGAAGGTTGTGACCCCATTTGCTGATCTTGCGAAGATCGGCACGCTGGGCGCGCAGATGAACATTCCAACGAAGGACTTGAAGGACTTCACGACGGCTGTTGCTGAGTTCTCGACGGTTACGGAGATGGATGTCGAGGCTGCAACGACAGCATTTGGTCGTTTCGGCCAGATGATGGGCGGCTTGCAGGAGTCCTCTAAGGGTGCGGGGGACGGCTACAAGATTCTCGCGAACCAGGTTGCGGACCTTGGTGCGAAGTCTGTTGCGACGGAGCCTGAGATTGCCAACATGATGGTGAGTATCGCTGCCCAGGGTAAGAGCGCTGGCTTTACTCAGAACCAGATTCTCGCCCTGTCGTCTACGCTGTCGTCGCTCGCTATTCCGAAGGAGTGGGCACGCGGTTCGTTGCAGCGTATCTTCAACTCGATCAACGCGGCTGCTGCTGAGGGCGGCGACGCTATGCACACGTATGCGCGGGCTGTCGGCGTGACGGATGCTGAGTTCCAGAAGCTGTGGCGTGATGATCCGAATAAGGTGTTCCAGGGTATTTTGCAGAACCTTGCGGGCATTGGGGACAAGGTGCAGAAGGCTCAGGCTATTAAGGACTTGGGCTTTAAGAACGTGCGCGACGTGGAGCTGCTGTCGCGTATGTCGAACAGTGTCGGGCTGTATGTGGAGCAGTTGCAGGAGGCTGAGCGAGCGTCAAAGAATACATCGTTCATTGATGACTCGATGTCGATTATCACCGACACCATGTCGGCGAAGTTGCAGCAGTTCCAGAACGCTTTGCAGAACGCGGGCGCGGCCATGAACTCTAGCTTCATGGTGCCGATGAAGACTGTTGTCACGGTGGCGACGATGGCTGTGAATGCTTTTGCGAAGCTGCCCGCTCCTATTCAGGCGTTCGTTGGTGCTTTGACTGCTGTGGGTATTGCTCGCGTGGGTATGGTGGCGACGAAGGCAGCGCTGGTGTCGATGTCTGCGACGTACATGCAGATGGGGTCTCGCGTGATGCAGGCGACGGGTCAGCAAACGTTGTCGTGGGGCGTGGTGTGGCAGGCCGTGAAGCAGGCTCAGGGTGGTGTTGTCGCATACGACAGTGCTTTGGCTGCGAATACAGGTACGGCGAATGCTGCTGCTGCCGCAAATCAGCGTCTTGCGGCGTCGGACTCGGCTGTGGCTGTCGCTGCTGGTAAGGCGGCTGCTGCGAAGGAGGCTCAGGCGGCGGCGTCGGCTGTTTCGACAGGTGCTCAGGTGGCTGCTGGTGCTGGTCAGGCTGTCGGTGCTTTGTCGAAGCTGTCTGCTGTGGGTTCTGGCTTGATGGCTATGTTTGGCGGGCCGTGGGGGTTGGCTATTACTGGCGCGATTACTGCGGCGTCGGTTGCTGCGACGTACCTTGGTGACTCGTTTACGGGGGCGTCGGAGAAGGCTGAGAATATGAAGGCCGCTGTCGGCGGCTCGTCGGCGATTCTGAAGGCCTTGGCTGAGGATACGAAGGAAGTTGGCTCTGGTGCTCAGACTTCTTTCGCTGAGTTGAACGCTACGATCCAGCAGAACGGCCAAACTCTCACCTCGAATGGTGAGGCACTTGGTTACTACGTGGATAAGTCCGGCCAGGTTGTTCAGACGACACATGCTCAGGCTGAGGCGTTCGGCTATTCGACGCTGAAGATTGGTGAGCATACTCAGGCTCTCATCAGTGATGCCATTCAGGGGTCTGATTCGTTCAAGAACATGTCGAAGGATGTGAAGCAGGCGCTTGTTGACATGGGCTTCTCTTACGCGCAGTATATTAAGTTGGCAACTACGTCGGAGTCTGAGGGCGGCGGTAAGGCTGCTGCTGATGCGTACGTGGATGGGTACATTGCTCAGCTTGAGTCACGCAAGAACGAGATGATTGCTAAGCTCGATCCTGAGTCACCTTCTTATGCAACTAAGCGTGCGGACATTGCTTCGCAGTTTGAGGGGCAGATCAGTGCCTTGAATGAGGTGAAGAGCCAGACTGAGGGTGTCGGGGGCGCCATGCGTGATGCTCTGAACGACGCTCAGCTCTTTGGCCAGGAGATGAGCGAGGCGGGCGACAGCTCGGAGGAGGCGTCGTTCAAGATTGGCGACGCTAAGAATGAGTTCAAGGATCTTGGTGAGGTTCTTCGTTCTGTCCTTGATGAGATGTTTTCTTCGACGGATGCAGCGGCGGCTCTCGACAGTGCGTTGCAGCAGGTGTATGAGTCGATGCAGACCAATGGTACGTCGATGGACCCGAACTCTGCTGAGGGGCAGGCGAACATTGCAGCCATTAGTGATTACTTCCAGGCTATGGGGAACGCTGCTGCGGCTGGTATCGAGGAAATGGGCCTAACTGGTGAGGAGGCGTACCAGTACGCTCAGCAGTCGATTCAGGACACGATTGATTACCTGTCGGCCCAGGGGTTCGACATGAGCGCGTTCGAGGCTCAGCGTGACACGATGGCGGCGATTATTGCCCAGCCGTACCAGTCGGGTGAGGTGGACCATTCAGCCACGGATGCGTCGTTGAATGAGATGGTTGGTAATGCGGCGAACGCGGTGAGCCAGGCTCAGGGTTTCTTGGGTAAGGTCCAGGCTATTTGGCAGTCCATCCAGGGCTACATGTCACAGATTGGTGGCACGAAGTCTCTGTCTGGTAAGGGGTCGTTTACTCTTGGCCAGAAGTCGAAGGTTCGTCTGCCTACGTTTGCTAACCGGAATGCTGGTAAGAGCGCATTCAGTGCTGCGAATTTCCGTGCGAAGCCTCAGCGTTCGTCTGGTGGTGGTGGTGGTGGCCATTCGCCTCGTTCTGGTGGTGGCGGTGGCGGCCATTCACCGTCGTCTCGTGCTCGTAAGGAGACGAAGACTGCTGCTGAGATTTTTGAGGACTTCTTGTCGAGGTTGAAGTCTGCGCTCGACAAGGCGTTGCAGTCGTGGTGGCGTTCGACGACGGCTCAGGACAATTACCACAAGGGCTTGAACTCTTTGCGCAAGGATGTCGAGAATACGACGAGCAAGATCAAGAATCTTCGTAAGGAGAATGAGAAGCTTGCGTCGGATATGCGTAGGGCTCAGCAGGAGTTGCATGATGCTGAGTTCTTCCATGCTGTCGCCGTGAAGTATGGTGACGAGGAGCGCATGCAGTCTACGCAGACCGATATCGATGAGGCGAAGCAGAAGATCAATGAGTCTCAGACGAAGATTGGCGAGAACAGCCAGGAGATTTCGGTTCTTCAGGCTGGGCAGTTTGCGTTGAAGGGGTACACGGAGGCGGCTATTGCTAACCGTGAGGCTTTGAAGAGCTTGCAGTCTCAGATGATTGGTCTCATCGAGGCTTACGCTGCTGCTGGCCATTCGACGCAGGAGATCGAGGCGTATACGCAGTCTTTGAAGCGTCAGTTTATCGATCAGGTGACTCAGCTGGGTTATAACCAGGGTGAGGTTACTGAGTTGGCGGGCGCGTTCGACAGCCTGACGGGGACGATTGGCCAGGTTCCTCGTGACGTGAAGGAGAACGTCACTGATCAGGGCACCATTGGCTCGACGCAGACTGGTATTGACGGGATCCACGGCAATCAGGTTACGGTTCCTGTTAATGCTGATACAACTCAGGCTTATAACCAGTTGAACCAGCTGATGTCGTATATGGAGTACATCCGTAATGCCATGAATAAGGGTCTTACTCGTGGGCAGGCGGCGGATGCTGCGCGTTATGCGGGTCAGGCTGGCCAGATTCGACGGAGGTACCTGGGTGGTCCTATTCCTGGTTTTGCTGGTGGCGGCTTGTTGCCCGGCCGGCCCCCGGCTAATCCGAAGGTTGATAACTTGTTGGGCACTAATGGGCATGGGATGTTCAAGCTACGTAGTGGTGAGTATGTCATTTCGCAGCCTGCTGTCGATTTCTACGGTAAGGGCTTCATGAATGCCTTGAACACGATGCAGGTGCCTGTGTCGTCTGGTGGTGGGTACCAGATGGGTGGTGGTGATGGTCTTGTTACGATTAATCCAGCGCAGTTCAGTGAGCTTGTTCGTGCTGTTTCGACGACGGTCATGTTGAATGGTCGGGCCATTAGCAAGAATATCGACAGCAATAATGTGAGGAGTGGTAATCGTGGCGTCTACTAGGGGTTGCCAAACACGTGAGGTTTATTTCGCGGTCGGGAATTTCATGTCGTGGTTTCCAGCCCCGGATGAGTCTCCGACGGCGGATAGTGTGCAGTTCAGCAGTGATTCGACAACGTTGCTGAATGGCTTTGCGTCGATTAATGGTTCGGTGTATGGGCATCGGAAGTATGAGCTGAATTGGTCGTACTTGAATCGTGATCAGGCTGAGCTGTTTCGGCGTTTGTTTTTGAATCGTGGGCATGAGTGGGTGTCGTATGCTGATCCGTTTTCGTTTAATAACATGTTGTCGCCGTTGATGGGTTTGCCTTATTTGCATGTTCATGCTGGTACTCCTTTCGCGTATAATGATTGGGGGAAGCAGGCTTTGTTCATTTCTGAGAGTGTTGATGAGAAGTCTCAGCATCCTACGGTTGTGTATAAGCCTGATTCTTTTGCGGTGAAGAATCAGTTGAATCATGTGTATAAGAAGTTGAATGCTCGTCAGGATTCCTTGGCTTTGAGTAAGATCGGGGAGTATACAGAGCGTGTTGTTGTTCCTGAGGGGTATTATGGGACGTTTTTTGCATTGGGCTATGAGGATGGTAAGCAGCCGTTTAAGTGGGCGTTGCGGCGTGTCGATGGTGGGACACCGGGCGTTGTGGTTACGAAGCTGAAGAATCAGGTTTTCGGCTTAGGTGAGGGCTTGTGGGAGATTACGATTCAGCCTCTTCAGGAAGGGCAGTTGTCGTGGTGTGGTCTTCGTGTGACGCCGTATGATCCTGATCAGGTTTTGGCTGGTCCTCCTGAATACAAGTTCTCGTATCCGGCTGGCGGGGGGAATATGAAGGTTGTTCCTGGGTCTGCCCGTGTCGTTACAGTTAATAATGCTCGTGGTCATTTTTCTGCTTCGGTTTCTTTGGAGGAGTGCTACTCATGGTGATGCGTGTCTTTGGGATTCCTGCTGGCCAGTTGACTTCCTGGTCTGTGCAGGAGGATGGTATGTCGCTGGATCGTGACCAGTCGACTGGCGGTTTCTCTGAGTACTCGTTGGAGGGTGCTGGAGGCATTGAGCCTGCTCTTGTTGTGAACAAGGATGTGGTGCTGAGCGATCTACGTTTTGGCCGTACACATGCTGTGGCGCGTGCGCTTTCGACAGGCCCTTGGTCATGGTCTGTTACGTTGAATGATCCTTTTTATCTTCTGGATATTGAGACGACGATTGAGCCTATGGTCTATACAGAGCTGAAGACCATTATTGCGAAGTTCTTTAGGGCTGCTGGTGTTGTTGATGTGCCGAAGATTTATGTGCAGAATTTTCATCCTAGTAGCACTATTGGAGGTTTCTTTACTATTAATGGTGTGTCTTATGATCACATTTATGATTTTCCTGGTGGTAAGGGTAATTTGTGGTCTTTGTTGAAGTTGTGGCTGTCGGCCAATGATCTCCAGATCACGTGGGTTTACGACACGGTTGTGGTGTTTAAGAATCATACTGTGTTGACCCGTCTTCAGGGTTATACGTCGGACTATAAGATCTCATATGAGCAGTCTGAGCCTGCGTCGAGCATTGAGTGCACGTATCGTGAGTCTCTTGTTGAGAAGCTGTTTAATGGTGGTAATTCTGAGGCGGCTTATTGGGTTGACGGGAAGCCTGTTTTTAATGCTTATTTGAAGAATATGTCTGCACCTACTGTTGTGCTGTATCCGTATTACGACACTAATAAGCCTTTTTTGGAGGCCTTGAAGGATCTTGAGGTGCTTTCTGTCGATGCTGGTGAGACGAAGGAGTTTGTTCTTGAGGTTCCTATTCATGTGAAGAGCATTACTTCGCAGCCTGTTTGTGTGATGCCGGCCGATTATCCTAGTGGCGCTCGTTCGGTTTATTTCGCTAAGTCGGGTGCGTCGAGTAATCCTAAGGAGTTTGGTAAGAGCTATTACGTTGTTGTTGGTAAGGACAATAAGCCGATTACTCCTGCGCAGTGGAATGCTGAGGGTGGCAGTGTCTTCGTTGAGGTGGGTGATGAGCCGAATCAGTTGAAGGTTACTGTGACGGGTATGCTGAATAAGCGTCTTGCACCGTATCGTTTGGCTGAGTCTGATGGCCAGAATGATTACTCGTTCTTGCGTATTTGTGGTGAGGGTTATCCTTATGTTGAGAAGACTGTGACGTTCTATACAGGGTATCCTCGTCGGACTGATCCGTTGAAGATTAGTAGCCCGTACATCGACACGGTGGATAAGGCGTATGCAGCGTGTGTGTATGCTGCTCAGTCTGCTTTGGGGACGAAGACGAGTCTTGAGTGGTCTGGTATGACGCCGTTGAATGAGGCGTATACGGATGTTGTGTATGACTTTGAGCGTGAGCTTGTGACGGCCGCTGATGTGACTGCTTTTACTGACGCGCCGTTGCCTGAGAAGGCTACTGAGAAGTGGCCTGAGGGTACGACGATGAAGAAGATCATAGATGATTTGTTGGCGTTTACTGCTAATAAGCCTGTGACTGATAAGCCTCAGGTGTTTGGTCGTATGGCGGGGACTTGTGCGTTGTTCGACAGGTACATGTGGCAGATTAATAGTGTCGAGTACAGTGAGTCGGGTGCGAGCGTGTCTGCTGAGCCGTATACGTCGGTGCGGGATTTGGCGGATATGTTTGACATGCCTCGTGTGAGTGATCTTCCGACGCCACCTGGTATCACTCTTGGCCAACTGTCGCTGAGGGGTTTTGAGCATAAGGTCTAGGCGCAAAGAAAGAGGGGCGACACCGTGGTTGGTGTCGCCCCTTCTTTGTGTTATGCGCTCAGGATGTTTGCGAAGTAGGTCTGTCCCTGTGGTGTGACGAGTAGCTGTGGCCAGATCTTACCGGCGTGGTCGATGCGTTCGGTGAGGATGAGGATTCCTCGGTTGACGGCATCTTGCATGGGGATGATCCTGCCCTGCCCGTTGCGGAATGCGAAGTTGTTGTCGAGGAGCCAGCGACAGAACTTGTTAGGTCCCATGGTCTTGATAGTATTCGACAGAATCTTGCCGAAGGCACTGGGTGTGAGGTCTCCTTCTGCTGTTTCGATGGCTTTGCCGAGGGCTGCGACAGGGCGCTGGGCTTCGACTTCTGCTTCTGCCTTGGCGCGTGCAGCTCGTTCTTCCTTGAGAGTTGTCGCGAGCTGGATGATGATGTCGGGATTGGCGATCATCTCTTCGATGGTGGCAGGTGTGGCGTACATGCCGTGCTTGCGGATGGAGGGTAGGACTTCGCTAGTGACCCAACGACGGAACTGTGTAGCATCAGGCTTGTCGGATCGAATGATGACTTCGTAGAGACCCACCTCATTGATGACTGTAAGCTGTTGCGTGCCTCCAGGGGTGTCCACCGGGCGGACACCCTTCATGTCTTCATCGAGGCGGGCGGAAACATTCCTAGTGTTGGTAATTCCAAGACAATTACACACGTCCTTGAGGACAAAGAGTGGTTCACCTTGTTCGTCTGTCATGACGCGGATGTTGTTGCCGAGGTGGTTGAAGATGGTGATGTCGTTCATCAGTTGCTCTCCTTCATAGAATTGTTGCTTGGGTGGCGTTTCATGGAAGCGTAGCGGCGACCTGACCCGGGGCGGTTGTTCATCCAGTGTTCGACAGTGTCGATGTGCCAGCCAGGGCGTTCACCCTTGCCGGTAATGTAGAAGATCTCGGGGGCGGGCAGCATGCCCTTGAGGAAGTAGCTTTGGATCGTGCTGTCCGTGAGGCCGACGTGCTTGGCGAAGGCGCTGACGCCGAGGTACTTGGGTGTCATTGGATTTCCTTTCTGTTGTTTCCTTCTGACACGAATAAGAGTACATGAGTCTCGTGCGTGAATGCAACCTATTAGAAAGTGACTCTCGTCATACTGGTATACTAAGGGCATGAAACACAACCTCCCCACCCCATCACAAGCATGGGGCAACGACATCAACAAACGCCTCGCATCAGTAGAAAACGACCTCATGCTGATCCGCTCGACAGCGAACAACGCAGCACAAAGCGTCACTTCCCTGGTGTCAGACCGCGCCACCAACGGCATCGCCAAACCCTTCTACGACGAAGTAGGCGTCTCTTCCCCCGGCCGAGGACGAGGCGTCGGCGTCAACGAGGATATTTGGTATCGCAGTGTCCCGTGGGCAGACTCCGGCCTATTCATGCAGCTAGCCATCTCCGGATACCTCAGGATCCCCATCAGCCTCAAACTCTACAGCGGCTTCAGGTACCCCGTCGATGTCTCCGTCGGCGTACGAGGCGCACGCGCCATGGACACCCGCTACCTACGGTGCTTCCTGTCGTACGAGCCGACGGGGGACGAAGGCCGGGCCATGATGGTCGCCCACATCAACTACAACACCGTCATCGATTACGAGCACTACAAGGATGGTATCGTGGTTGTGAACATGAGTAATTCCAGTACCCATCCAGAATGGGTATACAACTGGGATTCGACAGCACTACTATCCCTGCAAATCGCAGGAGTGAGGTACTAACATGCCAGTCAATCCTCAAGGTATTTGGACCTATTCTGATTCGGACATCGTTCAATCATGGCCCGCATTCATGAATTTAGGGTTCAATACTGTGTCGGACGTTATTAAGGGTCTTCAGCAGAATCGGGTCCTCATCGCCAAGAACAATAACGACCAGCGCGACAAGCTAACAGTCATCAACAAGGCATCTGTCGGCTCCTACGACGTGCTCATATACCGCTCGGACATCAACGAAATGTACCTTGCGACGAATACTGGCGTGAAGAAAATCTGGGGTGGTGCTCCCGAGATTAAGTACATCAACGACAATGAGGCTTTCTCGAAGTGGTACCGCTACACCCAGCACGGTGCAGGCGCTATCATCAGCCGTAACGTGTCGATCCCTAGCCAGGGCTTGTGGCTGTTCTCCAACTGTATCACGCTGGATAACAACGACAGCTCCAAAGACACGAACGTCGACGTGTTCCAGGCTATTGGCGACGGCGTGTTCTACAACGTTGGTACGACAAACACCTACAATCACTCCGAAGGGGTCATGTCGTTCCGTATGGCGACAATGGCTTACTATGCCGCAGGTCCTCGTAGCGTCCCAGTGCAGGTGAAGATCTCATGTTCGCCTGTTAACAACATCGGTTGGGGCGGCCTGTGTATCGGGGCGTCGAAGATCGGATAAGTGTGCTACACTAAGTGGCGACAGTTATTCAACAAGATTCTGTGTTGTTGACGCTGTTGGGTGTTTGGGTACGAGAAAGCCCCCTGACTAGTTCTCCTTTCCTAGTCAGGGGGTTTCCTTTATTTACCTTGGCCAGCCGGTGTCGAGCGTCCACTTGTGCTTCAGCTCGTGAACCAGGTAGTACACGAGGTGTCGGAATGCGTCACGGACGTCGTTGGCGTCCTTGTAGCCGACATCCTTGCCGGTAAGCCACCAGCCGAGATTCTTCAGTATCGCATCCTTAACAAGTCCCTTAGCCTGTGCCGGGGTCTGGTAGTGGATGTCATCGACAAGCCAGTCAAGGATAGCGTTCACTTTCACGGGTGTGAGGTCAGCACTAAACTTGTTGCCGGGCCGCAGATCGAACTGCTCGGCAACGATCACGGCATCAGGGTACTGGTCGAGGTATCGCTTGATGAGCTCCACTGTCTGCGTGTGTGTCGAACAAATGAACTGATCGAAGTGCAGAATCTCCACCTCTTCTTCGACACGGGCAACGACAATGCCAGTGTTAACCCCGGGATCAATCGCGATGACGGTTTTCATTTTTCTCCTCCCAATTATCGTTCAGAATTTCATACTTCGTCTCGCACAGTCTGTTTCTGTCAGCCGGTGTCGTTCCACCAAAGACCCCCGACCGGTAGCGTTTGCCATCGACAGGTACGTCTTCGAGTGCAAGGCAGTCTTGAAGACATAGTTCTTTGACTGGACACTGGGAGCAGCAGACCTTTAAGACCTGGTAATAGAATCCTGAGTCAAAGAAAAGCTCGACAGGTACTCCGACACAAGGCGCTTGCTCGTAGGCGTGGATGTCGATCATACTTCCTCCCAATTATTGCCAACCTCTGCTTCTGCCACGAAGGGCACGCGGTTGAAGACGAGTGTCGCGGCCTTGGACATTTCATTCTCCATCATGGTCCCACATTCTTTGATGGTTTCTTCGGGGCATTCGACGTAGATGGCGTCGTGGACTAGGCCTACGATCTTCGCGCCGTATTGGCCCACCTTCTTGTTTACTTCGATTGCTGCGTGGAGGCAGATGTCGTTTGCCGTTGATTGTGGAACGAAGGCTAGTGCTTCGTTCTGTGTCGAGTTGTAGTTGGTGTCCGACACAAACAGTGGGTTGAACGTGAGCCTGAACTTGGTTTCTCGTTCGTAGTCCTCTTCCTTTCGTCCGACACTGTGCTTAACTCGTTCCTGCCAGTCTCGGAGTCCCGCGTAAGAACCCATGTACTGATCGTAGACGTACTGTGCGTTGTCGACGGGCATTTCTAGTGCGGTCGCAATGGCCGGGACACCACGACCGTAGTTCGAGTTGCCAGTAACGATGATTGAGCCGTTCTCGTCTTGTGTCACCCACGTTCCGTAGTCAGTCGTAGGGCACCAAACATCAGTTGTACCACCGTCTTTAACAACCAACTTCTGAGCCGTGACAAAAGACTTCTTACGTACACGATACTTGCTCATGCCACCCTCCTTATATTCACTCGATGTGACGTACTTTCCACACAAGAACGCTGCGAGACGATATGCGTCAGCAGTGTATCCATGCTTCTGCGTCACAACCCAAGTCCCATTGTCAAAGTATCCCTCAGCTTTGTTGAAAATATCCACAAACATTTCGAGATGCCTTGCGTTAAGAGACAGCACCCACTGGCAGAGATTTTCTTTTTCGTCACCGATTCCAGACTTGTCCCACACACGGCGAGCGTCATCAGCGTGGACACGCCAGGTGTAAGCAGTCTCGTAGTTTACACCAGGACGCTTATCAACTGAATGGCTGAAATTAGTCATCAGCTTTTTGATCTCTTCGACATACTTCGGCTTTGCCTGCATCAAAATACCTCTGATCTCATGGTTGGTGTTAGAGCGGTGCAAGTAGCCATCCGAAACGACCCACGCAATAAGTTGCACTTCCTCATCCGTGTAGCCATCGTCGTGGTTCGACAGGTAGGGGTACGCAAGCATGATCTTGTCGTCGTGCTTGATGTCCTTGGCTTCAATCAGAGCAATCTCATCACCCTTACCCCTTCTGCGCTTACTGACAACCCACTTGTGATTAGATGTTGTTGTCACGTTAAAACCACGAGTCGAGTAAGTGTTCACAGGTGCGTTGCTGTAACGGTTGATCTTACGTAGTGGTGTCGTTACCAGCTGACCTGTGGTTGCGTCTGCTACGTACACGAGTTCACCTTCAACGAGATCATCTACTGACTTCCATCCCTCTGCTGTGAGAATCGGGTAGCTCAGCGGAACACACCCGTACACTACACTCTTTACCAGTGCGCGTCGGTTCTTTGCGGTCTTTGGCTGTTCGTGCTTGAAATCCTCATACGCTTCGATTGTCGGGAACTCTTCTGGCCAGATCTTTGTCATCAGATCATCGAAGAAATCAGGCGCACCCGGCTGGAAGGCAGCAATCATGGCCTCGTCGTCTGCAAGCTCAGCGACAGTACGTAGCTCAGCCTGCGAGTAGTCACACGAGATGATCTTATAGCCTGGCTCAGCAACAAGAGCACGCTTGATACCACTATCACGACCCATCGTCTGAATGGCCGGCCCTTTAGCCGACAGACGCCCCGTCTTAGCCCCATGAGGCAAGTAGTACGGGTGGATACGGCCATCCTCGCCAGTCTTACGTCGCACGTTAGCAATGAAGCTCCCGATCACCTTAGCCGCATAGCGGTATTCCAGGAGAGCGTCGATAAACTCGGTCTCCCTTCCTTCACGCCGTAGCTTCTTCAGGTGATCTGAGTCGAACGACGGGGACGATACACCTTTAGAAGTGAAGTAGTCCTTGATCTGCTTCGGTGACTGAGGGTTGAAGTGCTCGCCTGCGTGTTCACGTAGCGTCACAAGCGTCTTGTCGCACTGTTCTTGGTACTTCTTTTCAAGCTCGTCAAGAGCATCGAGTGAGACTGCAACACCATTCATCTGCACGTCGTTGAGAACCTTGGTGACCTGCATACGATAGCGGTAATAGTCGTACTTTCCACTGTTCTTCAGGAGCGGCAGGAAGTACTCGTACAGCTTGTAGGTGTATACCGTGTCGAAAAGGTTGTACTTGTAGAGCTTTTCACGAGGAATGTTCTCAAAGTATGCACCATGCTTCAGGTACGACTTCGCATCGGAGTCCCAGTCAGCAGCACGCAACCAGCGACGAGCAAGAGGCTTCAGGCCATGCTCACCTGCTAGGTTGTCGAGCACGAAGTGCATCAGCAGCGTGTCCTCATGGTGATACACATTGATGCCAAGCCGCTTCGACAGGTAGGGCATGTCGAACGTGCCATTATGACAGACGACAATGCAGTCCCGACACAGGCGCTCAATCAGCTCAGCAGACTCGGGAGTCTCAGCAAGCTCCTCAGGGATCACCACACCGAACTTTCCATTCCACAAGGCAACCGATAGGATGCGACCAGCCGCGAATGTGTCGTTGTCGATGTCACCAGCGGACTCGATGTCGAGGGCAATGACGCTCCCCTTCTTGAAGGAGATGTCCTGGCCCTCCCAGATCACCCAGTCCTTACCGAGTTCCAGGCCAGGATCGATAGGGCCAAGGTAGCCGTACTGAAGCGCCTGAGCAAGGAACAGGATTGCTTGTGGGTTGGTGACGATCTGCTTAGGCGAGAGCGTCTTGTATGCGTCGCCCTTATAGCCCTTCACAGTGCCGAGAGTGATTGCGATGTCCTTGGCTTTGGGATCATCAACGACTTCGATAGGTGTGCCAGCAGGAAGGCCTGAGACAGCCCTAGCCCTCTTTAGCAGAACTGAGACAAGCACAGGCAGCTTGTCTACGCTGTTAGTCAGAATCTTCACACCTGGCCCCCTATGTATTTGATGAAACGATCACTATTCTTTTTCCCTTGAATAACTTCCTGGACGACACCACGCGCCTGAGCATACGTGATGATTTCTTTCAGCTCCTTCATTCCGTTGATTTCAGACTGGAACTTCAGAAGAATCTTCGGGATCGGCACAAGGCCATTATCCGAGCGAGCAATGAAGCTAATAAACTTATCCACCTTGTTGCTGAAGTTGGAGTTCTTGACGTGGTGAATAAACACCTCGTTCGACGACATCCAGATGGGTGCTAAGGCAATGGCCTTGAGCATGTGTCGCATCGTGACAACGACACCGCCATGAGCATTAGGGCCGTTGTACATGGCAAGCAGGGCAGCGATACGCAAGACAGAGAACGTCATACGCTCGGTGCCAGGGAACAGCTCACGGCTACTTAGGACATGTTGTGCAGCCATCACTTTGGCTTCCTCAGAGAACTCGATCCACCGATCAAACACGCCCGGCTCAAACTCGACAGGGATGCGAACTTCCTCATGTGGTAGGGACCTGGACTGGCGTGCGCTGAAGTGTGTGTCGAACTTAGTCGTTGCCTTGATGAGGTTCGACAGCATGAAGTCACGCTGCTTGTCGGCAATCTTGCCTGTCGAAGGATTAACAGCAACAAGCTTCACATCCTGTGAAGACGTGATGTAGTGGTCCCGTTCATCGACAACAACAAGGCAGCGCGGTGTAAAGCCAGACTCAACTCGTTCTTTCGTCAGGTGCTTCGCAGACTGATCAAGAATACCTGTCCCGTAGAACGTCATGTAGTACGGTGTCACTGTCTGGTAGGAGACCTTACCGCCTTTGTCTTTACGTGCGACAGCGGGGATTTTCCCGTCGTAGCTCTTGGTGAGGAAGGGCATCATGGAGGACATGTAGCTGCCCCTTTGTGCAGCGTGTGCGAAAAAATCCTGCACCTCGTCAATTGCGTACAGGCCAGACTCCTTCGGCTTGGTACGAAGGTATGCCGACAGTGCCTCGCCTGTCGAATCCTCCGGTGCAATGAAGGCGTCTGCCCCCTTACCAACACCAACAGCAACGTCCCGCATAATGCCTTCTGCGAGGCGCAGTGATGTTGACTTGCGGGACTGGGTGGTGCGTCCCAGTACCAGGAAGTATAGGTTCAATGGCATTATCTGGACGTTGATGGAGATGAGAGCATACTTCGCAAACACTGAGGAGAGGATGGCGAGAGCGCCCGCATAGTGGAATTGCTTGGGTGCCATTGCTGACTTCGTTGCAGCCCACACGGCGAACTGATCGACAAAGAGACCCATTGGTTCCTGCTCGTTCTCATGCAGGAAGTTCACATTCTGAAGGGTTAGCTCCCGTGCTTCACTTAGAAGATACGAGGAGCCGACCTTGGTAGCAGCTTCCAGCTCCTTCTCAGATGGCCCGTTGTGCTGTGCCTTCCATCGGGCATGATCCCGGTTGATCTGCTTCCACAGGTAGCCGTCGCCTCTCCCGTCCATAGCGAACTTGTTGAACTCCGTCCCGCGCACGACGGCGAAGGCTTCGACAATCGAGCAGCCTTCCTCCCAGAGTGTACATTCGAGGTGATACATTTTCGAGGAGCGGTCTTCCTCGTCAACGAACACGTCATCTGTAGCCAGGTCTGTAATGTACGAGCGGTTGACCATGCCGAGGACTTCGTACATGGTGGGGATGTCAGTGGGGAAGTCTTCTTCCTCGATACCCATTCGCTCGACAGGGGGGTACTCGGCTGCGAACTCAGCAGCAGTGATCTTCTCATCGCTGGTGGTGAGTGTGATTTCCCACGGGTCCATTCGCTTGCAGTTGTGCGTGAACGGGACCCTAAGCTTCTTCGACAGGGGCCAGCCGCGATCCATGCCGTCGTTGCGGTGATCCTCATAGAGCGCTCGCGAGAGTGCTTCCAGCATGTCGTTCGACAGGTCCTTGGCGTCATCAAGCAGCCAGTATCCCTGCCAGTGCTTCTCACTGGTCTGAACGAGGATAGACGGCTTGATCCTCAGTTTGTCGATGGGGCAGTCATCGCCATCTGACCACACGCACGCCGCCTTGATGACATTATCCTTGGCCGCGTGGCGGGTGTTCGACAGTGCCGGGGGCTTCGTGTACAGGAAAGGCGAGTAGTACACATCAAGGTCAGCATGTGCCTTGGTGTAAGCCACCATCTTGTCGAGTTGTGCGGGCAGGTTGAACCAGCGGAAGTTTGTGAGCCCACCCATAGGGCCTTTAAGGATGATGGGAGTCCAGCCTTCACTGTCTGGGAAGACTGCCTGAAAAAACTCTGTGAGGTTCATGTCTCTCCTTTCGTATCTGCCTATTGTAAGGCGGGGCTGCACCTCTTGTCGAAGTACAGCCCCGCCTAGTTAGTTGATGGTCAGAGTTCGATCTTGGAAGCCTTAGACTTCTTCGGCTTCACATCGTCCCATTCGACCTTCTTGATATTGTTGCGCTTGCGGGTCTCACCGTTGTACTCGGACTCTTCGACATCAAGGGTGATGGTCGCCGTCTTGCCAACGATGTCGAGAGCAACCTGGTAGTAGTAGTCAGTGGTGCGTTCCGTGCGCTCGGTAGGCCAGGGATTACCCGACGCAGTGCAGAACTTGGGGAGGTCCCAGTGCAGACCATTTTTAGTGACCATGACCAGCCAGTAACGAATCTGGCGCGCCGCGTGCTCGCCTTCTGTGACCACGAAATCGACTGTGTACATGGGGTTGCCCTTCTTGGATTCACCCAGCTCACAGGCATCAACGGTCACCTTGTACTGCCCCTTGGGCAGAGGTTCGAAAGACATGGACTCGGCAACGTCCAGGCTCATCAGTGCATCGAAATCAATCATTGTTGTTCTCCTTCATGTAGTTGTTGATAGTTTCAGGCAGCCACCCGTAGGTGACTAGCTTGTCGTGTCGAATGATAGCATCCGGCTGTGGGAACCCCTTAGCGTCCTCATGGATACGATACAAGATTGTCGTACGTTTGACACTCGTTTTTTCAACCACGTCAGTGATCGACAGGTACTCAATCGCCATCCTTCGCCTTCGTATCGTAATGCTCATGAACCCAGTGCATAATCTTCGACATGGTTGGGTTTCCAATCATCGGTGGCATGTTGTCGAAGCGTGTCTTAGTCAGGATACTAGACGGCGACTTGACGTTCAGGACGACAACAAGGTTCTCTTCCTCATTGTCTCCCACATCCTCCCACGTCATACGACCAATCAGGTCGAAGATGGAAGGAAGCTTCTTGAAGCTCTTCTTACCTTCGAAGTCAGGCGCGATCTGGGAGAGGCGTTCCGTCTCCACAATTTCTCGTGACTCGTGGGTGATACAGATGATATTCAGAGACATATCGAAGGCGATCATGTTCACAAGGTCCAGTACCCTGTCGTATGCCGCCGCCCACATCGCAAAGGTATCCTTCGGATTGATCGCTGAGAAGTGGAGTTTAACAAGTTCCTGAAGTCGGTCAACCGTGTCGATAATAACCGTCTTGAAGGGCTTATCCTTGGCCTCACCAATCCTGACGAGCAGGTCTGCGAACTCCTTGTATGTCGCGGGCTGCACAACGAGCATGTTGTCCAAGTCGCCATACTTAGCAGCGGGCGCAGTGCCCCGCTCCAAGTCAACGTACAGGACGGGACTAAGCTCTTCGACAGTGCTGGCTGTCGAAGCAAGCGAAGTCTTCCCCGTACCTGAAGGCCCATAGAGTAGAACCTTCAGCTTAGGAACATCCTTGCGGGGGTCTGAAACCTCAATGTCGAGGCCTGTCAGGAAGCTATCAAACTTTCCCATGTTTCTCCTTTCTTCTCTACCGCTTAAAAGCGCAGTAGTAACAGCCGGGATGGCTGTCGAGTTCCCTAATGTTGTCCCGATTTTCATCGGCCCACTGGAAGATTTGGCTGGCTCGTTCGAGGACGGCATGAGCTGCTGCCCTGTCGTACTTGAAGCATAGCTCATGACTAGCCTGTAACACACTTTCAATGGTGCAGTCCCTTGGGAAGAGGACAAGCGAGCAGTAGTTCACCTCGTAACCAGCGTTCTCCATGCCCAAACCGTACAGCATCATTTGATAGAAGTACTTCTTGAGCTGTAGTTCAGTGCGAGAGTCCGAGTAGAACTCTGGCTCTTGATGTTCATTGAAGAAGGTTGCTGACGAGAAGCCCTTGATCTTCTTTTTCGACAGCACTTTGTAGTCAACGACATGCCCTGTCGCCACGTCGAAGCCATCACAGGTACCAGAGATGTCTCCGTACCCATCGATGGTGCCGACAGTTACCTTAGTCTCCTTGAGGTAACCCTTGAGGCTAATGACGTTCTCTAGGTAGAGGTGGAAGGCCGTGCCGATCATCGGCGCGAGGGGGTGGTTGTTCTCATCCTCGTGGATGCCGAGCAGCTTCTCTGCAAGACAGCGCTCACAAAGGTCTCCCAATTCAGACGGGCCGACCTTACGTTGCCTGTCACGCGGCGAGGGCTTCGACAGTTCCCGAATCAGCTGATCGTAGATGTCACTCATGAGAAGCCCACTCCTTGTACTGCTCTTCCTTCATGATGTATAGGTTCCACGCAAATTGATGCAGGTCATCTAGAGGCGATTTAATGAAAACCAGAAAGTCGCCTTCATCAACAACCTTCCACAGCTCCCGTGTCCCAAACAACGGGACACACGAAGCGTGGCGCACGATCTGATCTGAGCCAGCCTTAACCTCCCACCTTGTCTTGCGAATTTTGTCCTGTTCGACAGAGGTAAACAGGAACCCAGGTGGAACCTGGATAACCAGCTTATCCTTCGACATGATGAACTCCCTTCGACAGTCCCATGAGGAGAGCAGTTGCCTCGCTAGAGTTGTTGTAGTCACTGAGGTAGACCACCTCGACAATCTCAGGGCACGATGAGATGAGGTGCGCGCATCCTCGACAGGGGTAGTGAGTTACGTACAGCGTGTATTCACTCCCATGTTCTGTCATCTTGCGGATGGCACCGCGTTCCGCGTGCACAGTGTTGACGCAGTGGTCATCGACAATGCGGTGACCCCCTGTGTCGCACGGCTCAAGGCCAGGTGGCGTCTCGTTAAAAGCACTCGACACCACCTGGCCGGTCGCACGGTCAACGATCACACACCCGACATGCGCACGGTCACAACGAGACTTCTTAGCCTCGTCCCGCGCTGCCTTAATGTACTCTCTCACTTGGAAAGAATCTCCTTATGCTCCGGTGACATAGTAGCTGCCCATCCGAGAACCTTGTATCCGAAGTCGGTGACTCCCAGACGGGGGTCAATGATCTTCGGGACTCGTGACCACTTGTAATCAAGGAATGCGAGAGTGTTTCCACTCAAATACCTCATGAGCCTTGCAAGTGCAGAAGTCTTCAGAACGACCATGTTGCCATCTTCATCCTCCTTAAGCGCAAGCAGACTCATTCCACTCAGCCGTGCCGAGTAGGGACAAATGTTCTCAGGGAAGTCATCCCTGTAGAACCCTACCTCGTTTCGGTCATGATCCACCCACATGAGTGACAGGTCAAGAGGCTTTGCGGCGTCGAGGTCAATGCTCTTCGACACCAGCTCTCGTGCGTTACACTTCAGGTCAGTCAGTGTTGGCACGGTGAAGACCTGGTTGTTGAAAGGGTCAACGACAGCCATCTCGTTGTCACCTGTCCACCACTGTGCACACACTGTGCCAGATGTGTTGATCAGACGAAGCTCTCCACTTGCTAGGAAAGCTGTCCCAAGTTTTGTCCCGCTTGGTGTGGTGACAATGCCATCTTCGACAGGAAGATATCTCCGCTTGATGTAGTCAGACGGCAAATCCTCCCAACCGTAGCCAAGGATGGGGCTATAGATTTCCTTGATGCTTACTCCCATGTCTCTCCCTTTTCGTAATAATGAAATTCAACAATCGGGGTATAGTGTCGAATTGGGGACTGAATCCTGTCGCTAATGTAGTACCTGACAGCATCGAAGTCGATTGACACTGTTCGTGCTGTGAACGGGTGTTCATCACCCTGCGGGGTATACCACAGGTGAACATCCTGGCTGTCGTTGAATGAGGTCCTATTGCTAGCGGCTTCAGTTTCTTTCCGACCATCCAATGCCACATAGGTCTCCCACTTGTAATCAAGCGCATGAACGCAGACGACACTTCCATCGGTGAACTGAATATATGCGTCCCTGCTGTTGTCTAGCCAGAACTTTTCCACGCTCTTCTTCAGAAGCTTAGCGACCGTTTTGTGATTGCACTCTACAATCTGCATGTCAGTTTTCTCCCTTCATCATAAAGCGGGTGAGTGCCCAAATGATCACGAACAGAATCATGATCATAAGGGAGATTGCTACCAGCCCTGCAAGGTAGATGGCACAAGCAATCACGATGTACATGTTCCACGACGGGAACCAGAGGCCCGTCACGGTAAGAGCAATACAGAACATGATAGGGATGAACGAGCGGCGCTTGCGTTCATTCCAACTGCACTTTAGTTCGTTAGTGCAATCGTGGTAGTAGTCATGCATAGTAGTTTCCTTTCGGTTGTTGTTGTTTCTTTCCTAAATTAGGCCGCTGGCCTTCAGTCTGTCAAACCGTTCCTGCAAGCGGCCTAGCACACGGTCATCCACCGTGTCGGTAGCTTGAATCAGGAAACGGTTGACAGCCGTCTTTTGCCCCTGTCGATTAAGGCGTCCCGTTGCCTGTTCGTTAATGACCAAGCTGTTCGACTGGCTCAGCCAAATTTCCGTATGACACACGTCTTGGAGCCCATCGACACCCTCACTCATAGCCTCATGCTGAGCGACAATGACACGGACTGTCCCGTCAATCAGAGCATGGAAGTCCCCACGGGACTTACCGGAGACTTCAAGGCAGGAAATGCCGGCCTTGTGCAGACGGTGCAACACTGCCTTGATGAACTTCTGGGAGTGTACCCACACAACGACAGGATCGTCCTCGGGAAGATCAGCAATGACGTCCATCATCGCGTCTAGCTTTGAGGACTTACAATCCTCGTGGTAATCGACAGTCCCGTCCTCGTTAAATGAGGGCACTCCCAGTGTCATCTGTCGAAGCCTCAGGTCAAGCTCCATGGGAATACTCAACGCAAGTGGTTTGTCTCCCAGGAATGTCAACGCCTTGTCTTCCAGGTCGTTGTACAGCTTGCGTTGTGTGCGAGACAATTCCACTTCGACACGGTGAATAATCACGCCGGGTAGCTCTGGGTTTGCCTCAGCCTGAGACACCTCATGGTACGAGGGTGCACCACGGCGCACCATACCAGGATGCTTCTCGCTCGTATAAGTCTTCCCGAAAGAGCTAAAGGCATTGAACTCTTCCGTGAAAAACTTGGCACAGAAGTCCCAGTAGCCACCATAGTGGTTAGGCCATAGGAACTTGAGGGCCGCCCAGATATTACAGGGCTTATTCCCCGCTGGTGTCGCACTCAAGGCGAGCCGGTACTTGGCTTGAATGTTTCGTGCGACAGCGAAGTTCAGGGAAGAATGGTTGCACGCGCGGTGCCATTCGTCGGCAATGAGCATGCCGAACTCGACACCGTAGAATGGCTTGCGCATAGCTTTGTAGATCATCTTCTTAGCCTTACCGTCCCAGCGCTTTTCCTTGTTACGTGAGCGCATTAGCTCCCAGGTAATAAAGTAGACACCTGGTTTGTGGGCTTCAAGGTTGTCCCATACTCGCAGGGCAGCCTTAGTTTTCTTCCCTGACAGGGTGACCATGTCGAGACCTGCGAGCATTTTCCAGTGCTTGCGCCATCCTGACTCAGTGCGGACAGGTGCAACCACGAGGATGATTTGATCCTTGATTGTATCCCCGAATGCGTTCATGGCATTCCACACCGACACAGCGGTCTTGCCTGTTCCGAGGCCGGCCCCTACCAGTCCCGTGAAGGGTGTTTTAGAGTTTGCTAGCCCTTCCAATACTCGGGACTGGTAGAGGCGGGGGGTGAATGTCATTTAACAAATCTCCGAGTAATCAGTCTGCATTGTAGTATCCTCCTTCAATTCTTGCTGAGGCCGCATAAAAGACACCATCCTCGACAATGCCTTCTGCGTATTCCAGTGACTTCACTTCGTCTTCAGTAAGCTCATACTCTGTCTCGAAGTCAATGAGTGTGTATTTGGGGTCACACATGATGACCCCGTTATCTGCTAC